ATCAAATGATGGGTCACTAGAGAACACTGATCTTACATAATAAGGTCTAGTCGGACGATAAGCAACAATTTGATCCCGGCCACCAACACTTTGAAATACTAAGTATCTCTTGAGAAATTTTGGTCCCTGAACACGCATCTCACCTGTTACAAAGTCAACTACAGAGTGAAGATGCTTATGTCTACGAACTGAACTAGGTTTTTGGTCCATATCAAAACATTTCTTCATATACTCTCCATACAATCTGCCTGAGATGATCTTTCTTAATTCATATGGAATGCACATTAAATAATCATCTCCAAATACGGCAATAGTTAACAATCCGGATACTAAATACTCCTGGATCTTTGCCCGTTTGTCTGGATATTTCTTTTCAACTGATCGAATCCACGCCATCCACAAAATTATCTGTATCCACGAGTCCCCATGGCTGGTCGAGAAATCTCCACTAGGCATTTCACCTATCACCATTCGCCACTCACCACCAAGGAAACGAACTATCTTAGCGGTCAATTGTTCCGTTGTATACTCTAATAGATATTCCCATGGCATTAACCCAGGCGAATCATCTGAAACATAAATTCTAGCACACATAGAATACAACATTAACAAATGGGCCATTATACTCAAGTCATATTTAGACCAATCACCCTCATCCCATACACAGTTCTTCCCTCCGTTCATATCATTGTAGAATTTTTGGGCACCGCCATCAAGCCACTTCATACCAATCTTTATGTACCGACCACGCTCAAACATCATTCTAGGTTTCTGCAACATGAAGTCCAGTACATATTTTATAGCACTAGGTATGAAGAATAATCTTAACTTGCTCTTGAGGCTCTCTCTCGCTTCATGACTCATATCACACTCATCCCAAACAGTAAATATTTCCGGTTTTGCTGCAACCTTCCATATGATATCATGTAGTTGCTTACGACTAGGGACACATCCATTCTTTAAACAATCCTTTATAGCAACTTCTATCATCTCCTTTACCATTTTACGAATGGCAGTCGCAAATAAAGGTTTTGTACCTTGAGTTATTGATGTTGACGATCCTTTATCATATGTTACCGTAGTTGGAACCCCAAATAAAATTCCTGCATCCTTATTTGGCAATTTAACCAATACCGCG